CTTGAAGCCGAACAAAAGCTCACTAAAATCGTTGCTGACTTTACGAACCTTATCAAGTCACACCCATCCATTGCTGGGTTTACCCAACTTCTCAGAGAAACAGCTGCAACAAAGGCTACAGCGAAACTCAAAAAACTGGTTAAGACTGCCGATGACTATCCAGACCTCTACCTTAATACCGGAAGTCCGACTCAATTACGCATGCTCTTTTTTGATTACCTCGGACTACCTAAACAAGGTACTACAGGTACAGGACTGGCAAGTACTGACGATAAGACCATCCAACGATTATTAGTTCTCCCTGAAGTAAAGTCCAATCAACTTATTACTGACTTACTAACCAATATTAATGAGTTAAGTAAAGCCACTAAGATATTGGATACATTCATCCCAGCATTCAAAAACAAAAGTGTTCAAAAGAATGGTTGGTGGTTTTTAATGGGCTCATATAATTTAGGTGGCACAGTATCTGGACGTCTGTCCAGTTCAGGGCCCAACCTAATGAACCTACCCTCTACTGGTACTCCATATGCAAAACTTATTAAAGCGTGCTTTTCTGTTCCTCCAGGATGGATATTTTGCGGGGCTGATTTCTCTTCGCTTGAAGATCGTATTTCTGCTCTTCAAACTGCGGACCCGAATAAGCTCAAGATATATACTGACGGGTATGATGGACATTGCCTTCGAGCGTTTGCATACTTCGGAGGTCAAATGTCCGACATTGCTCTTGCTTTTGAAAAAGCTTCACCGAAAGATCAACCAGCTATCATTAACTCTATTGAAACAAAATACCCGGACATACGGCAAGCTTCGAAATCTCCAACCTTTGCCCTCACCTATCAAGGAACGTGGAGAACCTTAGTTAAGAACTTTGGTTTCTCTGAAAGTGAAGCCAAGAGTATTGAGAAAAATTATCATGAACTGTATTCAGTATCAGATGATTGGGTTGATGCACGTATAGAACAAGCATCTAAGGATGGGTATGTCACATTAGCATTTGGCTTAAAGCTCAGGACACCTCTCCTACCCAAAACCATTCTAAATAGTAAGCGTACTCTGCCCTATCTTGCAGCAAAAGAAATTAAGACTGCTGCTAATGCTTTAGGGCAGTCCTACGGCCTTCTAAATACTCGAGCCTTGAATGAGTTCATGGATCGCGTTTGGTCTTCACGCTATCGTTATGATGTCCTTCCTATTATGCAGATTCACGACAGTTTATACCTCATGACCCGGGATAATATCGATTGTCTACAGTGGACAAATAACAACTTGATTGAGTGCATGGAGTGGAATATGCTTGATGAGATCCAGCACCCTGTTGTTGGATTAGAAGCAAAATTAGAAGTGTATTACCCATCGTGGGCGAAGAAGGCAACAATTCCTAATAAAGCCTCCAAACACACGATACAAAAACGAGTGTCAGAACTCATTCTTGACGCTAAATAACTGAGAGATCACCTGACCCCTCAGTACATTTGCTGCCTCCGGCAGCTGCCTTGGAGTACCTATGTATAAAAATGATAGTAATATCCCCATCACGCTTGCCGTCTGGCTTGCATCTACTGGGGATTATGATCTCCAATTCAATCCAGATGTGTATTCAGTAACTGACTTACTCAAGCCAGTTAAAAGTCTCATTCTTACCCGTAAGATTAAAGCAGAACATCTTGCTCCAGAGTCCAAAGACCTGGCTGACATTGCTGCCTCTAAGCTGGGTAGTGCTGTACATTCTGCTGTTGAACAGGCTTGGTTAACTCAACTCAAACCTGCTTTACAGGCTCTCGGTTATCCCGAATCTGTAATAGGTAAAATGCGTATTAATCCAGCTCGAGAAGATGTTGGACTTGTAGATGGTATTGATGTGTACATCGAACAACGTACTGCTCGTAAAATAGGTGATAAATTTATTTCAGGCAAATTTGATTTTGTTGTTGATGGTGTTGTACGTGATGTTAAAACTACCAAAACATATACCTGGATCAATGGATCCAATAACCATAAATTTATGATGCAGGGCTCATTGTATAGATGGCTTAACGAAGACATTATTAAAGCTGATCACATGTGTATTGACTATGCCTTCACCGATTGGACTCCGTTGCAAGCCCAAGCTAATAAAGACTACCCACCTCAACGTTTACTCGAAAAAAAGCTCGAGTTACTCCCTGTCGATGTTACACATGATTTTGTTCTGGAGAAACTTGCGGAGATAGCTGATTTGGAACCCAGACCCCAGGATGAAATGCCTCTCTGCACTCCAGAAGAGTTATGGCAAGATCCTGCCAAGTGGGCTTTCTACCGCAAGGCTACCAATAAAAAAGCCACCAAGCTCTACGACAACCCAAGTGATGCTTATGATGCAAACAATGCAATAGGTGGTACTGGTGTCGTTGTGGAACGTACAGCTACCCCTAAATTTTGCACCTACTGTGATGCCAGCGCTATTTGCTTACAGGCAGATGCATTCCGAGCTGAAGGACTTCTATGACAACACCTACCCAATTCAACCCGATTCAAGAACGGTTGGTTGAGATCATACAGAAGAAGACACAGAACCTTGACCCTGCATTTTTCAGGATAGTCGTTTCATACTTCTTCTGTCAGGTAGCATCGATGATGAGGACTCACATCGTATTGCCTGGGGAAGAGGTTATTCCAGTAAACATGTATGTCATTGATCTGGCCAATTCAGGCTCAGGTAAGGGGCATTCAATACGCCTGATGGAAACCAGAGTTATGAATGGCTTCCGGAATGAGTTTCTGGATAACACCTTCCCAGCATTAGCCGAAACCACCATGGCTATCATCGGGAACCGAAGAGCCATCAAAAATGGGAAGGATCCTGATAAAGAAACACTGTTAGTAAAGTCTGAATTTGATTTGTGTGGACCACTATTCTTCAGCTTTGACTCTGCTACTGCTGCTGCAATTAAACAGATGCGTAGCAAGTTACAGATGGGTGGCGCCGGCTCAATGAATCTTGTGATTGATGAAATCGGCTCTAACCTACTCGGTAATACAGAAGCACTGAATGCTTTCCTGGAATTGTTTGATGTTGGACAAATCAAACCCAAGTTGGTTAAACATACTAAAGAAAACCTGCGTACTGAAGATCTCAATGATCCTACCCCTACGAACATGCTGCTCTTTGGTACTCCTGCACGGTTGTTAAATGGTACTAAAACAGAAGATGAATTTATTGCCTTCCTGGATACAGGATATGCTCGACGTTGTTTCTTTGGATACTCTCGTCACAAGGTGCAACCGACTGAACAGACTCCAGAGGAGCTCTTGGCTTCTCTATCAGATAGCTCTGATGCAGATTACTTAGTACAGCTATCTAATCGGTTCACACTATGTGCCAGTCCAACTCAATTTAATACAAAGCTACAGATGGATGATGATGTACAAATTGCATTCATTGCATATCGTCAATACTGTCAAACTCGAGCCAATTATATTTCAGACTACCAAGAAGCGAAGCAAGCTGAAATGGCTCATCGCTGGTGGAAGTGTGTAAAACTTGCCGGAGCATATGCTTTCATAGATAGCTCTGTTTATCTCAAGATGGAGCATTGGGAACAGGCTGTAGCTCTAACAGAACATTCAGGTATGGCATTTCAAAATATTCTCAAACGCGACAAATCCTATGCACGACTGGCTAAGTTCATTGCAGGCTCTGATGATCTGCTAACTCAAGCTGATCTACTTGAAGAGCTCCCATTATATCGAGGCACTAAAACCGAGAAAGAAGAGATGATGAACATGGCAGTATCCTGGGGTTACAAGAACGGGATTGTCATTAAGCGTGAGCGTGATGGTAGTGGTATCGAGTTCTTTTCTGGTGAAGCCATGAAAGAGACTGACTTGAATAAAATGATTGTCTCCTTCAGTGAAGAGATTACTCATGGCTATCTCAATAAACGTGTACCGTTTGATCAATTACATACCTTAGTAGCTGCTGCTAACTTTCATTGGATAGCACACCATGTAGAAAATGCTCACAGGAAAGACGAGAACATTATCCCTGGCTGCAATCTTGCAGTAATTGATGTTGATGATTCAGTAGATTTAGATACCGCCAAATTACTAATAGAAGATTTTAAATATATCATCCATGTAACTAAGCGACATACATCTGATAATCATCGCTTCAGGCTCATCATTCCCCTAAGCCATGAAGTGGAGTTGAACTCCCGAGATTATAAGGAATTCATGACCAATATTTACAATTGGCTACCCTTTGAATGCGACCGTCAAACTAACGACAGACCACGTAAGTGGCTGACAAATAAAGGGTATTTCTGTTATAATGAGGGTGAACTGTTAGATGCATTACAGTTTATACCAAAGACCAAGAAAGCCGAGGAACAAGAGAAACGCTACATTATTCAAGGCAATCTTGACGCTATTGAACGCTGGTTCGTAAACAGTATGGAAGAAGGAAATCGCAATAACCAAATGCGCAACTATGCTTTCTATCTGGTAGACACAGGCATGGAGCTTGGTGCAATCACTAACATGGTGTTAGCTCTCAATACCAAATTGGCAGTCCCTCTACCAGATGGTGAGCTCCAAAATACTGTTATCACCAGTGTCAGTAAAAAAATCCATGAACGCGACACAAGAGGAAAGTAATACATGTCCCAAAAGACAAATCGATTTTTAATTTTGGTTGAAGGAAAATCCGCCACCGGTAAGACTGCCAGTCTAATGTTTTTAGATAATCAAGATGGCGTGATGTACATGAACTGTGAAGCTGGTAAAGAACTCCCCTTTCCCAGTAAGTTCCAAGTAGGTAATGTTTTAAGTCCCCAACAAGTCCTTGATGCACTCATTGCTGCTGAAGACATGCCAGAAATACATACTGTTGTTATTGATTCATTAGATTTCTTAATGAACATGTATGAGGCCCAAAAGGTCATACCTTCTCCTAACACTATGAAGGCATGGGGAGAGTATGCACAATACTTCCAAAAATTAATGCAGAAGTATGTTGCTGCATCTACCAAGAACATCGTAATCATTGCTCACACTTCAGATATTTATAATGAAAGTGATCTGGTAATGGAAACAATGGTCAAGGTAAAAGGTTCTACCATGAACCAAGGCGTTGAGAGTTATTTCTGCAATGTAATCGCTGCTAAAAAAATAACCCTCAAAAAATTAGAACCATATAAAAATGACCTATTGGTAATAACTCCCGAAGAGGAGATCCTGGGCTTTAAATATGTGTTCCAAACCCAACTGACAAAGGAGACTGTTAACGAACGTATTAGAGGATCTATCGGCCTCTGGGATCGTAACCATACATATATCGATAACAACTTGCAGAACGTCTTAGACAGGCTGCATACATACTACAAATAACATAAAGGATCACCTAATGGCTTTAATGTTACGCAAGGCTTGTCAGCCTATTCTAAACGACGCAGACCTGGATGCTTATCATGCAGACATGAGTAACCAAAAACAACTTGTACTGTTTACCCCTTGTGGTAAACGCTTTGCAGTAGTGCACGGTATTACCTTTGGACGATTTGATGTCAGTAAAGCTGAAATTGACTTCACCACTGTATTACTGGGAGATTGGCTTCTCCGTAATAAAAAGAAAATTGAAGTTTATATTGATGCTTTTACCAAACAACAGCAAATGGTAAAACCTGAAAATGAAATAAGAGTAGGTGATTCCATCTGCAGAGTCAGTACAACAAATAAGCATGAAAAAGATCCTTTAACTGGGATGTGGAGTAATATTGTTAGGCCCAGTGGATTAGAAATCACACACGATAATGTAAGATTTAGTTTAGATTCTAAATTAAGATTAGTATCAATATCTCCACACGCTAAAACCCGTCCTACCTTTCCCTGGGCTAAAGATATTGTCTTAACCAAAGAAGTTCTTAACGCTGGTATTGCTCAACTTCAATTAGCTGTTGAGTACCGACAGTGTGTAGAAACTGCACAGGAAATTTTAGGACAGCTAAATTCCTGCTCAGATGAAATGTAACCCTACCCCCTCCGGGGGTTGCCCTGATAG